GAGATATAAAAAGGCCATTCGGTTTTAAAAGCCTCCATATCTCTGTCATGATATGAATGCGCTTATCGTTATTAATATGCTCTAAAAAATCAAATGCTATGATCTCATCGGCGCAATTATCCTTAAGCGGTATCATGTGATTACAGTCACACACGAGGTCAACACCGTCTAACTCTTGACAGTCAATACCAAAGTAACCTTCTCTTTTCCTGCGTCCGCATCCCAAATCAATCTTCATCGCATACCTCTTTTCTAATTCCGTAAAATCTTAAATCAGCGCCGAATGTCTCTATTTTATATTCGTTAAAATACATGTCAAAATCTATCGCTCTTAAGAGGTCCTCTTCGGTTAAATTCTTGTAATAGTCATTGGTGAAAGGGCTATGCTTTGCGTGACAAAGCGTTGTACCGTGTTCAGGCGTACCCGTAGAGGCGCACGAGAAAGCGAATAGGCCCTTGGGTTTTAATAACCTCAAGATGATATGAGCTAGTGAAGCTCGGTATTTTGCGTCATGCTCAAAAGCGTTAGTGCTGATAATCGTGTCGAATTGCGGATGCTCTGAATACATGCGAGGATAAAAGTCCGATACATGTTGCACGATATCAACATTTTTACCGGCTCCTAAATCAAGGCCGATATAGGCGCAATTCTCAAATAGGTATTTGTTGTTGCCATTGATATCCTGAGATCCCACATCTAAAACGAATTTGTCTTTAAAATACTCAGGATATTTTAGCTTAACTGAATCCATAAAATCTTTAGAGGCTTGATGCATTATAATCCCTTCTACCATGATACAATTGGAAAAGCTTGGCATCTACAGTTGTAATCAGACCCCGGATGGTCACGCCTACCTGATTTCTCATCTACTATCGGTGGATGATCCCAATCGAATACTTTCCCATCTAACTCAACATGTCTTTCTCTGACTTTGTGATCCCCAACAGTAACCCATTTATATGTATTGACGCCATACTGCTGATATTGAGATTTTTTAAACTTAGTCGTTAGGAGTGCTGTCTCTTGCCTTGCAATGAATTTAGCTCTGGTCTTAGATATTTTAAGTTGACTCATGATCTCTTTTTTGACTGCATCCCTTGACCTACCATCGAGTATCATGACATTAAGTTTTTCACGCAATTTCTCTACTACATCCTGTTCAAAGTTTTCGACTACTTTAATTGCGTCAGCCTCAAACTCACGCATGAGCTTTTTGCGTATCGGGAGATCAATGGTCGTTAGGTAGTCTCTCGATATTTTTGCAAGCCCTTCCTCGTCAAGTTTAGGCTGTATGGCAACATTTTTAAGTATCGTGCTTTTAAATTCTTTACTGACACGATCCATGGTCGCTACACCCATACTTTGAATAGTCATGTTTTTGACAAATGAGGATGTTTTGCCTGTCATTGCATCGAAATTTTTTGTAAGCCGTTCTTGTAGCGCAATCATTTTTCTTGCGTTTACTGATATCACCTGCCTCATTTTAAATGGGAGTTTTGAAGGGTGCAGTTGCCAAGCTTTATCGACAAACTTACCACCAAGCCCTTTTATCTCTTTTGAGATTGAAGCCGATAGCTGACCACTGAACTTGCCGTCACGATACTCAATCAAACCGCTTTTAAGGTACCTCTCAAGGATTGAATCTTTATCGTTAGTCATTGCCTCGACTTCTTCAGTTTCCTTCAATAACGGCTCGAATACCGATAGATAAATGGTTTTATAAATCTCTCGGTAAAGAGGCATATGCCATTTATCCTGATATATGATTGGTCGTAGTATTTTCTTTTTCATAACAGCCATTCCGGGTGATTTAATGTCCACTGAACTGTCCTGCTAAGGGAGTTATAAAAATCAATAGGAGCTTTCCACCCAAGCTTTTTAATTTTGTCTCCGTCAAGTGCATACCTGCGGTCGTGTCCGGGCCTTGCTGAGTGAAAGTCCACTAATTCATATCGCAGCTCTTCCCCCATGCATTCAGCGATTTTAAGAGCCATATCGAGGTTGTTGACTTCAATATCGCCTACAATATTGTACCTGTCTGGTTTGATTATTTCTTGCATTGAATCTTGATAGTGAGTTGCTTTTTTCCTGTCGAGTAGGAATAAAAGAGCATCGGCGTGATTTCTAGCATGCAGGTAATATCTTGTACCAATAAATTTATCGTTACCGTGGATCGTCACGACCTCTTTATTCAGTACCTTTTTGATAACCATCGGAATGAATTTCTCTCTATCCTGCCTCTCACCAAACATATTCATGGTATTTGTAATGATCAGAGGAACGCCGAATGTCCGCCAATATGATATCGCAATCGATTCCTGGGCTGCTTTACTTGCTGAGTATGGATTGCTCGGTAGTATCGTCTCCCATTCTTTATGGTTGTGTTTATTGAGTGCAGCGCCATAAACCTCATCGGTTGATATTTGAATGAAGACCATGGGTTTTACTTTTCGAGCGTATTCAAGAACACTCACAACCAGGCTAACATTGTTGTTTATAAATGGAACAGGATCGGTTATCGAGCGATCAACATGAGACTCTGATGCCACATTGATTATAAAATCAATATCGCCTATTTTATCGATTAGGCGGTCTGATATCGGTGTTGTGAGGTCATGGGTAAATATCTTGTATCTACTTGCATCTTGATAGATACGCATTGAATCGCCTCGATGCTTAAAGCTATCAAGTCCTATGATCTCCCAATCGGTGTTGAAAAGAAGGTGCTCGACAAGGTGAGTCCCTACAAATCCTGCGCTACCCGTTATTAAAACTCTTCTCATGCAATTCCCCATTTTATGATTCTTTTGTTTTAGACTGTTCTGTGTCGGCTTCTTCAAGATTATCTATTCCCATTGCCTTTAATTCTTCAAGCGAAAGCGCCTCATTCTCGTTTAAATCGATTGAAAAGATCTTCTCGTTATTGATGATCTCAATTCCTTTTTCAGACGGGCAAAGGCCGCTATTGATAGCTGATACTACCCTGTTTAATTTTTCTGTTTTTATAATCGATTCTTGATTACTGCTCATGACTCTTAGAGGATGAAATTCAAATGATAGCTTTTCGGGTATATAACCTAATTTTTTCTGACAACAGATTTGCAGGATCTTCAGTAATCCTTTTCTGCATTTTGACCTGATATCAGATTCAATCATGGCGTTGTAGTTTTCGATATCATCCTCGCCAGAGTTAAAGCCCGAAGCTGATAAGCCGAATAGCTTTGTCATTGGCATTCTTAAATCACATGCGAGTCCTATTCTTATCTGTCCTAAAATCTCAGCAAGGCCACCAAAACCTAGTGTCTTTTGCTCATAATCATCGTCTTTATCAACTACAAGCGCATTCTGATAGGATTTTATTTTAGCTGCTGCGCTAATTCTATTTGCTGTTTTTTGAGCGCCGTCCCTTGTTGCTATCGCTGAGTTAAATCCGTTTATTTTAAACACATCAACCTTAGATTCATCAAGTAGCTCATATGTCACGTTCTGATGCTTCATGTACTGATTATAAGAGCGGATCATTTTTTCAAGCTCTGATACTCCCCACCCAGCAAATTGACCTCTGATGATTGAAGGGGCTTCCTTATTCTTAAGCTTAATTACATTATCTTTATGCAGCTTATGACCATAATAATTGTAAGGGCAATCTAAATCTTTGAGTTCTGATAACTTATCTAATTCTTGATTTGACGAGGCCACATAAGCTAATTCCCACCTATCAGCAGGATAAAATTCGAGCGGTGTATTTTCTTTTATCGAATTTATGTTGAAGGGTGAGCCCATATTTTGACCAGCGTTTATGATAATCCCAGCGCCACCATAAAGCCTTGCCCATTTGAGGGCCTGAGAGTAGTTGATGAGTACGTCTTTCTCGTCTAAATAAGCCTGAAGCTCATCAATATCATCTTGGCTTAGTTCGGGGCATTTTATGATAATGCCTCCTCTGAAAGCATCGTCAATCGGTTGATCGATTACCACCTGAATGATCCCATGCTCAAAGTAAGTTTGAGAAAGGAGCATTCTGTTATTTGTAATTGCGCTGTATCTGTTGTTATAGCTCAGTGAGTTTGTTTGACTTAAACTTGAGCCAATTGAAGTCATAAAATCAGTCATGGAGTTTTCATGCAAGATCGGATTTTCTTTTTTCTTTTTAGCCATTATCATCCCCTTTATTTTTAAAAATAGTATTACATCACGC